GTATGAGTTTTCATTTAACTAAATACCAAGTTATTAAAAAAGCAGTATCTTATGATCTTGCTAATTTTATATTTAATTATTTTCTTCTAAAAAGAGATGCAGTTAATTTTATGTATCAGAATAATATTGTCCCTGAGCATTCTTTATTTGGTACATGGAAAGACAAACAAGTTCCAAATGTATATTCACACTATGCAGACTTTGTTATGGAAACATTACTAATGAAAGTAATGCCAATTATGGTTAAAGAAACAAATCTTAATTTAATACCTACGTACTCGTACGCGCGCGTATACGAAAAAGGTTCTATTTTAAAAAGACATAAAGATAGACCTTCATGTGAGATATCTACAACATTAAATTTAGGTGGAGATCCATGGGCTATTTATTTAGATCCAACAGGAAGTAATAATGTAATTGATGAGTATAAAAACATAATGAAAACAGATGCACCAAAAGGTGTTAGAATAGATCTAGAACCAGGTGATATGTTAGTTTATTCTGGTTGTGAATTAGAACATTGGAGAGAAGAATTTACAGGTAATGTTTGTGCTCAAGTTTTCTTACATTACAATCATTTAAATGGTCAGTTTAAAAATGACAATCTTTATGATAAAAGACCTTTCTTAGGGTTACCACCAACTACTAAAAGATAGTGTAAATCAACCAATTTGGTGGTATAATAACTTATGCCATTAAAAAAAATACCGGTAGCACCAGGATTTGATAAACAGGATACTGCATCTCAAGCGGAAGGTCGCTGGATAGATGGAGATAACGTACGTTTTCGTTATGGAAATCCTGAAAAAATAGGTGGTTGGTCACAGATTTTAGCAGAAACTTTAGTAGGAGCTGCTAGAAACCAATGGATATGGTCAGATTTAGAAGGTAATAGATATGCTGCAATAGGTACTAATAATATATTAGCTATTTATTTTGAAGGTGCTTTTTATGATATTACTCCATTAGATACAGCTCTTACTTCTTGTACATTTAATACAACTACAGGTTCTGCAACAGTAACAGTTAATAAAGTTGATCACGGTTTAACAATTGGAAGAATAGTTAGATTTAGTTTTGGAACACCTCCAACAGGTTTTTCAGCTGCTAATTTTACTAATGCTTTTGAAGTTAAAACTACACCCACCGCTAATACATTTACAATAACTATGCCTGTTGTTTCATCAGCAACAGCATCAACATCTGGAACTGCGACTTGTAGTCCTTACTATTATTTTGGTCCATTTAATCAAACTTATGGTTATGGTTTTGGTACATTTAATTGGGGTGGTTTTAGTTCAACAGTTACTCAAAATGCAATTAACGTAATGGGTGGAATAAATAACTCAACCACAACTATAGTAGTTGATTCTACAACAGGCTTTGCTGCAACAGGTACATTATTAATAGATTCAGAATTAATTACTTATACTGGTAAAACTGCAACGGATTTTACAGGTTGTGGAAGGGGAGCAAGTGGTACAACTGCAGCTGCACATGCTGATAATACAATTGTTTATAATGCATCAACTTTTGTTGGTTGGGGACAAGCTTCAACAGTAGCAGCAGCTATTAATTTAGATCCTGCTAATTGGTCTTTAGATAACTTTGGTCAAATATTAATAGCAACAATGCACAATGGTCCAACATTTACTTGGAATCCATCAGCGATAGATGCTTTAAACACAAGAGCAGTTATAAATGCTTCAATGCCACAAAAATCAGTTATGACTATAGTATCTGATAGAGATAGACATTTAATACATCTTGGAACTAATGAAACATTGCCAAATGGTGCACAAGATAAAATGCTTATAAGATTTTCAGATCAGGAAGACTTTAATGTTTATGCTCCAACATCAACAAATACTGCAGGTACATTTAGATTAGATGCTGGAACAAAAATTGTAGCAGCTATTAGAGCAAAGGATTATATATTAATACTTACAGATGATGCTGCTTATTCAATGCAGTTTGTAGGACCACCTTTTACATTTAGTATTAGAAAGGTTGGATCTAATTGTGGATGTCTTGGTCAACATGCAGTAGTCTTCGCACAAGGTATTGTATTTTGGATGGGGGATTCTGGTGGTTTCTTTGCATTTGATGGTACAGTTGTATCTGTTCCAAGTTTAGTAGAAGACTTTGTGTTTACAACAACAGGTGATAATTTAGGAATTAATTATGATGCAAGTGAAACAGTATTCGCAGCTCATAACAGTTTATTCCAAGAGATAATGTGGTTTTATACTAAATATAATTCTACTGAAATTAACAGAGTAGTAACATATAATTATGGTGAAAAAGTTTGGACAACGGGCACTATGTCGAGTGCAACAGTTGGTTCTCAATCAAGAACAACCTATGCAGATGCTTCAGTATATGATCATCCTCATGCAACTAAGTTTGTCGCGGCAGCCACGCCAACCTTTCCTATTGTAAATGGTATATCACCAGGTGCGTCTATTTACTATGAACATGAAGTAGGAGTAAATGAAGTAGCTTCCTCAGGTACTATAACTGCAATTCCAGCTAACATTAGATCAGGAGATTTTGATTTAGATATAGATGGAGATGGAGAATACTTCTTATCAGTTAAAAGATTTATACCTGATTTCAAAACATTAGATGGTGATTGTAAAGTAACATTGTTTTTAAGATCTTACCCAGCAGATACTACAGTTGCACAGGGTGAGACGTTTATAGGTCCTTTTACTGTTAATTCTAGTACAGATAAGATAGATACGCGAGGGCGCGCGAGACTTGCTAGTATTAAGATAGAGAACGATGCTATAGATACTAATTGGCGATATGGTATTTTTAGAGTAGATATACAACCAGACGGAAGAAGATAATGGCTAAAATAGATTTTTACGTACCAGAACCATCAGAGGTATATAACAAAGATACACAAAGACAAATTTTACAAGCATTAGATACTTTAAAAACGCAATTGAACACAAGTTTTAACGAAGAGGTTCAGGAAAACTTACAGACTTTATCTTGGTTTTTAATAGGAACAGGAAGAAAAAGTCATCTAGTACCTGTTAATAATTTTACAGTATCGATTACAGGAAGGCAACTTGCTATAACTGTTGCATCTGTTACAGTGGTAATTACATGACCATAGTTTATAAAGTAAAAGGATATAACTTAACAACTTCAACACTTACAACAGTGTTAACAATAGACGCATCATCAAGAGCAATAGTTAAAGAAATAACTATTGCAAATGATACTAATTTTGCAAGTGAAATTGATTATTTTATTTATGATAGTTCTGAAGCTACAGCTTATAAATTTTACCACACTGCCGTATCTGGGGACTACACTGATAATGCGGTTAATAATACTTTAGTTTTAGAAGAAGGAGATAGTCTTAAATTTCAAGCTGATACTGCTAATGCTATTTCTGGACAAATATCTTATGCTTTGATAAATAGGTCTCAACAAAATGGCTAGAAAAGTACAAACAGGTCATGGAACCTTTATTAAACATACTAACAAAAAGAGACCAGGACGACATAGTAAAAGACCAAATAAAAGAAACAGAAGAAAACCATACAACGGACAAGGGAGAAAACAATGAGTGATGAAGTAGTATTAACTGATCAATATATAAAAGAATATAGGATTATAGATGGTAAAGAAGTACCAGTTATTAAGTGTCCTACAAAAATTACTTTTAGAAACAAAGTAACAGGTGAAATATATGAGTCTGCAGCTGAAGCAAATGCTGATGTAGCAAATCCAAATACACCAACTAAACAAGAACATGTTGCACAAGATGTTGCAATAACTGTTGCACATTTATCATTATTTGGTAAGACTAAGTAATGGATCCAAGAGGCGGTACCGAACTTCAATTTGAGTTCTTAAGAAAATACGTAGATAAAAAACTATTAGATCAAGTACAGATTTGCACTTCTGTTCCTGGTAAAGTACCTCTTCATCCTACAAAATTAAATATTCTTTGGCAAAAAAATTCATACGATCAACCTAATTTAGCTCCTTGGTTTAAAGATAAGTCTAATCATAAAAAATATGATTGGTATGTATTTAATTCACATTGGAATTATGAAAAGTTTAGAATGACTTTTGATGTACCAACAGAGAAATGCACTGTCATTAAAAACGGTGTTGTAAACATTAAACCTTCAGACTTAAATTATAAAAAAGGTGATCCTATTAAATTAATATTTCATCCAACTCCTTGGCGTGGTTTAAATGTAATTCTAGCTGCAATGCAATTTATTAAAAACCCATTAATAACATTGGATGTGTATTCTTCGACACAAGTTTATGGAGATAATTTTAAAAAAGCAAACGATGCTGCTTATCAAGAACTTTATGATCAAGCACGACATTTGTCTAATGTAAATTATATTGGTTATAAACCACATGAATACATATTAGAAAATTTACACAAATATCACATCTTTGCTTATCCTAGTATTTGGGAAGAAACATTTTGTATATCAGCATTAGAAGCTATGTCTGCTGGGCTTTATTTAATAACTACTGATCTGGGTGCTTTATTCGAAACTTGTGCTGAGTTTCCAATTTACGTACATTATGAAAAAGATTATTTGAGACTTGCAAAAAAATTTGCTATGGCTATTGAAGTTGCTGCAGAACATTTACATGAAAATTACATTACTGATCATTTAAAATTTCAAATGAAATACACTAACAACTTTTACAATTGGGAGAAACAAGGAAATCAATGGACTCAATTTTTAACAGG